TTAATAACATTAGATGGTGATGTTGATATAACCAAAGAATTAAAATTGTCAAGAGAAGATGTTATAGTTAATACCCATGTTCATAATGATTTTGATTCACCAACTGTTGACACTGGTCCACCTAAATAGTATAAATAAGATATATGGCAACGATAGCACGACAAGAAACGTATAAAGATTTAGATTTTACTTTTAAGCAAAATCCTAATACCAATGACGTTGGAATAAAAAAAAATAATGCTTCAGTAAAGCAAAGTGTTTTAAATATATTAAGAACAAATCATGGAGAAAGACCATTTAATTATAATTTTGGTGCTAATTTAAGAGCATACTTATTTGAAAATATGACTAATATAACAGCAGCAAATATGTCTACTTCTATTAATACTGCTTTAGCTAATCACGAGCCAAGATTAGAAGTACTTAATACAAATATACAGGCAAGAGCCGACGAAAATGAAGTAAGAATAACAGTAACCGGTAGAGTTAAATCAAGTAATGAAGTAATAGATATAGCAACCACAATAGAGAGATTACGATAATGGCAATAGAACGAAGAATTTCAGCAAGTGAATTAGATTTTGACCAACTAAAAACAAACCTAGTTGCATATATGAAAGCAACAGATACGACCTTTAATGATTATAATTATGAAGGCTCAGCAATGAATACCATCATTGACGTATTAAGTTATGTAACACATATAAATTCAATGAATGCAAACTTTGCTCTTAATGAAACGTTCCTTGACACAGCTCAATTACGAACTTCTGTGGTATCTCATGCTAAGCTATTAGGATATACACCAAGGTCTATTGCGCCTTCGGTTGCTTATATAAATTGTAAAATGGCTAAAGGTTCTGCCACTCCTTTATGGAATCATGATTCAGATAATAATCCATTACCATTAACTATGCAAAGGGGCACTAAATTTCAAACAGTTATTGATGGTATTACTTACCCAATGTTTAATTCAACAACTACGACCATCAACTATGATGCAACTAATGGTTGGTTATTTTCAAACATTGCAATTGAGCAGGGAACATTATTAAATATGAGTTATATATATCAAAATAATACCTTTGAAACATATTTAATTCCAGATATTAATGTAAACACAAAATCCATTAAAGTTACTGTGGAAGATTCGAATGCATCTACTGCATCTAAGGTTTATACTTTAAATACTAATGTGGTTAACCTTGATGGTGCAAGTGAAGTGTTCTTTTTAGAAGAAGGTAGAGATGGTTATTATGAAATTAAGTTTGGTGATAATATAATTGGTAAGAGACCTGGAAATGGAAATACTATTAGTATTGAATATGCTAAGATAGCATCAGGTGATGATGTGAATGGTGCCACTACATTTACATTGATAGATTCAATTAATGGTAATGCAGATGAGACCATCACATTAGTAACTAAAGCTACTGGTGGTGCACCAAGAGAAACTAAAGAAGCAATTAAATTTAATGCACCATTATCTCATGTATCTCAAAATAGAGCTGTCACACCTGATGATTATAAAGCTATTATTAAAAACGAATTTGCCGACATTGAAGCTGTAGCAGTATGGGGCGGTGAAGACCATGACGTACCAGATTATGGTAAGGTCTATATAAGTATTAAACCATTATCTGCTGAAGTATTAACTGATGCTCAAAAAATTGAAATCAAAACAAATATTCTTAAACCTAAAAACGTTGTAAGTATCACACCCGTATTGGTTGACCCAGATTATACATATATTGATTTAGAAGTTTACTTTAAATATAATCCTAATGTTGCTACAGTTACAGCATCAGGTCTTGCAACCTCAATAAGGAACACACTTGTGACATACAATACAGACACACTTAGAAGTTTTGGTGGAGTATATAGAGACTCAAATGTTCTTAAAAAGATTGACGACACTAATATTGCTATCCTATCTAATATTACCCGTATTAAAATGATTAAAAAGATTACACCTACTCTTAATACGGCAACTAAATATACACTTAAATTTAATCAAGCACTGACTGATTTAGATGCTACTACAGCAGCTCTTGGTTCTTATATGACTTCAACCAATTTTACTTATAGCGGTGTGACATGTAGCCTTAAAGACTACTATGATACTTCATCTGCTACTAGAATTATTCAAATCATAGGAACCGATGGTGTAATATATGGTACAAATGTTGGTGAAGTTAATGAAGAAGATGGAACAGTTACTTTAAATAGTTTTACTCCAACAGCATTACCAACAGGGTCAACTACAATTGACATCACTGTTAAGCCGGCATCCTCTGACATTAAACCTACAAGGAATGAACTATTAACTATTAATACCTCAACCGCAACGATAACAGGAGAGATAGATACTATGGCTACTGGTGGTACAACTGCTGGTATTGACTATACAACGGTGAGTAACTAATGGCCGGCCTTGGTAAATATAATGTATCATCATACATAGATGATTTAATACCAGAACATATCCAATCGGCATATCCTGACTTAGTTGCATTTCTTAAAGTATATGCTCTTTATTTAGAGCGTTCAAATAAATCTGGATTTTATCTTAATGCAATAGATATCCAAAGGGATATTGATTTTATAGAAGATAGTCTCCTTACAGAACTACAAAATGAGATTGGTATTGCGGTACCTAGAGACTTTGCTACAAATCCAAGGATGTTTTATAAGAGGCTTGTTGAGTTCTATAGAAGTAGGGGTACACCAGAATCAATCACATCATTTTTTAGAATGATATATGACGATGAGGTTGAAACATATTTCCCATTTATAGATATACTTAATCCATCAGATGGAGCTTGGACAGACCAAGTAACTGATATTATAGCAGATAAATCTAAATTTACACCATCAAATACATTTACAATTAGTGGCACACCAACAGTAGTTAGTGGAAATAATGATGGTGGCCAAGCAGCATTATTTGATGATGAAGTAGTATTTGTTAATGATGTATATAAGACACCAACCACAGATTACGTTGAGGAAGTATATTCAGATTCAGGTGTAACTAAATATAGATTAACATTCACAAGTGCATTAGCAAATAATGATATTGTAACGACATATTCTAAAGGATTGTTTACTACCAATGATGGTTTCTTATCAGACAAAAAGTTTTTACAAGACTCTTATTACTATCAGCAATTCTCATATGTATTAAGAACAGGTAAGAACGTAGCTGATTGGAGTAATGCATTTACAAGATTAGTACACCCTGCAGGATTTAAATTCTTTGGGGAGATATTAATCAATATTTTAGCATTAGACCAAGGAAATACACAAGCGCAATATGGTTGGTTATTACCAGCTGGTAAGATTAACTTTAATATAGGTGCATTCCAAGTTGGACCAGTAAGTTTCAATTCAAATTTATGGGAAATAAGTTGGACTCATATACCATTTACTACAACTGGAACTTATAATATTGGTTCAGGTGGAGGTAGAATAGGTATGTGGAACCATTGGGACAACATGAAGTTCAGATATTTGGGACCAAATAGCGATTTTTCTCGATATACAGTTCAAGATGCTATAAATAACAATATAGGTTTACAATTCGGATTGGGTGGAGCAAGTTCACTCGTACAACATACCCCTTAGGGGTAACATAAAATAAAGGAAAAGACATGGCAGCAATAATAACTAGCAGATTTAGATTAGATACAACAGATAATTTCTTGGCTAGTCTTGCATCAAATCAATTCTATATGGCTTTGGGACGGGCTAATGCATGGACTGATGATACAGTACCGGACACCCCATACGAAAATGACTATGCTAATAATACTCTATGGGAAAACATGTTTGCCATGAAGAAAATAGCTAGTACAGACATTGTTCATTGTGCACCAAGAAACCTATGGGTTTCTGGCACAACTTATATAGAATATGATGACCAAGACACTAACATTGAGAGCAAAAAATATTTTGTTATTACAGATAATAATAATGTATATATGTGCTTAAAATCAGGCTCAGGAACTTCTTCAACAAACCCAGATACTACCGGTGTTCAAACATCCGGTGTTATTAATCACTCAGGCTCAGATGGCTATATATGGAAATATATGTTTACAGTCCCAGCTACTGATGTAACTAAGTTTTTAACAGCATCATTTATACCAACAAGGGTTTTAACTGAAGCACCAGCAGGCGGTGCCGATGCAGGCTTAACAAATCAATGGGCCGTACAAGGCAACGCAATTGATGGCGCAATATATAATATGAAAATTACAACAGCAGGAACTGGATATTCATCAGCTCCAACATTAGCTATTGTCGGTGATGGTTCAAATGCTGCAGCTACGGCTGTAGTATCAGGTGGAGCTATTACAGATATTACAATGACTAATGTCGGCACAGGATATACCCACGCTACGGTTACAGTAACCGGTGGTGGAGGTTCAAATGGTGCAATAAGACCAGTGATTGGTCCTCCAGGTGGATATGGTGCAAATCCAAATAATGATTTACGTTCACATTATATAACAATTAATACTACATTTACAGGTGATGAGTCGGGTACTATTCCTGATTCAAATGACTTTAGACAATTAGCTCTTATTAAAAATCCAATTGAACAAGCTAATGAGACAGCAACTCTTTCAACTGCTGGCTCTATGGTAGTTGGTAACTTTTATAAGATTTTAACAATGGGTACATCTACTGATGCACATTGGGCAACTGCAGGTTCGACAAGCGGTAACCCAGTTGTTGGAGAAGTATTTAAAGCCATTGCTACTACATCAAGTGGTTCGGGTACTATTGCTCAAATTGCAGAAGGTAGTGCATATAATGTATGTAAAAAACTTGTAGTTGCTACAGGTGTTACATTCACGGCTGACCAAATAGTTGAAGGTCATACTAGTGGTACCGTTGGTGCTAAAGGTATGGTTGTAGAATATGATGCAAGCAATGGTATTGTATGGTATGTTCAAAATGAAGCTACAGGCTTTGGTACATTCCTTGCAACTCATTTCCTTAGGGCTGAAGGTACATCAATTGCAGGACAAGATATTACTGCAGTAACAGCACCTTTGATTAATCATCATTCAGGTGAGGTAATGTTTATTGAGAATAGAACAGCAACCACAAGAGCCGATGGGCAAGTAGAGACAGTAAGATTAGTAATCGCATTTTAATAGGGAAGAAAAATGGCAATAGCATTTAACGTAGAACCATACTGGGACGATTTTGAAGCCGCTGGTGCGGACGGTCTAAGTCCTAAAGAAAAATATAATAAAATATTATTTAGACCAGGTAAGGCTGTACAAGCAAGAGAACTGACTCAGCTTCAATCACAATTACAAAATCAAATATCATCTACGGGTGACCACCTATTTAAGGAAGGTTCTAGCGTTGCTGGTGAACTTCATGTTCATAATGAATGTGACTACTTAAAAATTACTACAACAACCACAGAC